TTACAGCTGAGAGATTAATGAAATCTCAAGGTAGAACTGGAACAGCTGATAATGATATCAATGCAATCGTATCTATGGGTATGGTTCCGCAAGGATACAGAATCAATAACTATTTAACTGATTCTGATGCATTCTACATCATTACAGATGTACCTAACGGTATGAAAATGTTCACAAGAGCTCCATTGACAACTGCGATGGAAGGTGATTTCGACACTGGCAATGTAAGATACAAAGCTAGAGAAAGATACAGCTTCGGCGTATCTGACCCTAGAGGTATCTTTGGCGTTGAAGGTGCGTAATACCACATTTTTGGGGCGGCCTTAAAACCGCCCCATTTAATTTTTAGAAAGGAAAAATGTCTCCAAAAAAATTTAGAGTTAAAATATCTGCTTACAAATACTACGCTGATTTTCATATAACATGCATCGAATCGCCCATTGATATAGAAAATGCTATCATTGACAGATTGGGAAAAAATGATATAAAATGGGACTATCTTGGAGAAATGTTTGATCCAAGAGTAAACCGGATAACCTATGAGGAGGTTATTAATGGAGAAAACGATGCAACATCTACAGGACCTTTACACAAAGAAAAGAGGTCTGGATCTCGAATGGGAGCAGGAGCATCTTAAAGAGGGTAGATATACTCTCAATATGGTTAAGATTGACAGAAAAGTCAGAGAAGTAATTAGCCATATAAAAATGGCAGAGGCTAAAAAAGAGCATCTGCAAAATAAGATAGAGGCTTCTGAACCACAAGTTTCTGTAGCTACTTAGTAAAAAGCTACATCGTTGAATAAATTCAATTCACATCACAGGCTCTCTTGCGCTCTACTTAAATCTAGTATATAAAATAATTACTATACAATTAATTAGAATACTGACGAGTATAGTCGACGGCCTAGAGACAGTATTCAGAACTAGGAGGATATAA